CAATCTCGGTGATGAGATCAACACCCCAGTTGTAAGCCTCTTTAAGCTTATCAGCAGAAGTGAATGCGTTGACTAATCCCGTCCAGATTTTGGCAATTTCTGTGCCAAGACTGGTAATCCAGGAGACCGCCCCTTTGGCAATCTCGGTGATGAGATCAACACCCCAGTTGTAAGCCTCTTTAAGCTTATCAGCAGAAGTGAATGCGTTGACTAATCCCGTCCAGATTTTGGCAATTTCTGTGCCAAGACTGGTAATCCAGGAGACTGCCCCCTTGGCAATCTCGGTGATGAGACCAACACCCCAGTTGTAAGCCTCTTTAAGCTTATCAGCAGAAGTGAATGCGTTGACTAATCCCGTCCAGATTTTGGCAATTTCTGTGCCAAGACTGGTAATCCAGGAGACTGCCCCCTTGGCAATCTCGGTGATGAGACCAACACCCCAGTTGTAAGCCTCTTTAAGCTTATCAGCAGAAGTGAATGCGTTGACTAATCCCGTCCAGATTTTTTCTACTTCAGCGATAAACGATTCAATCATCGAAACAATGCCATAGCCTAACTCGGTAATAATAGTAGTAGCCCAGTTGTATGCCTCTTCGAGCCTTGTCGCAGAGACAAACACAGCAACTATTCCATTCCAAATTAGCTCGACATTCGCATAGAGTTTTCCCAATGCCGATTCATCTTGCATGCCAAGGGAAAGATTGTCGACAGTACCTGTCCCCCATTTGGGTGGCTCTTCGACATATGGCAAGCCTTGCATCAATGTGTCCCATACATCATCGGTTGAAGCACTGAGTGTGCGCAGGTGGTCAGACGAACTGAGCCCAGCAGAAAACGCATTAAGTGTGCCGTGACCTACCGTATCTGCTGAGCTGGCAGGTAAAGAATTGGTAACGACTGCCCAAGCATTGTCGCCGGCTGAGCCTAATGTGCGTAAATGATCCGACGAACTCATTCCAACCGACACAGACGTAATGATATTTTGACCTAAACTTTCCCCGCCTGATCCAGCAGGGATGCTACCAAAAATCACTTGCCATACTGCATCACCAGCTGTTGCTAATGTGCGCAGGTGATCAGAAGAACTGAGCCCGCCAGAAATTCCGGTCAGGATCCAGTTTCCTAAACTTTCTGCTCCGGTAAGACCTGTGCTTAGATTGGTCAGGATACCAGTCCCCCAGGTGGTGGCATCGCTGACTTTGTCGCCAATGTTGGTCTGGATGCTGCTCCAAATACTACCCGCATTTGTATTAAGGGTTGTCAGCGCTTCTGGAAATACCAAACCAGTGGCCAAACTATTTATCATGCCTTTACCGACGGATTCTGCACCTCCGATAAATGCGTTGAGCCCAAGAAAAATATGACTTTTGAGCGTTTCAAGGTCAGTATCAAGTCCAACAAAATTGAGAAGCCCTTGCCCTATTCCAAACAAAATTTCTGTACCGATGACGATTCCGAGGCGAAATAACTCTCCAAGAATGTTGAGAACTGCCGAACCAATTGCCAGCGCAAATCTCAAAAACATTGGGCCGAGCTCAGGAATGACTCTGGTCCCCATCCATTCGGTAAAAATTTTAATCCAGCGAGCAATCATTCTGCTGAGCGAGTTCTCGCTGTCCTTACCATTTTTGGTAATGCCCTGAACAAAATCAGTCAATGATTCAATTGCATCGGGAATTGCGTTGGCAATCCACTCGACCATCATGATTTGCCAGCTCATAAATAACGCACCCCATGTTGGGAGTTTGTCTCCTATCCAATAGACCAAATCACCCAGCCATGTACCGAGCATATTTAGAGCAACAGGAATAGAATCTACAATCCATTGCCAGAGAGCTCCGCCCCAAGATTGCAGCTGGGCGAACCATGCCGGTGAATTGTCAGTTACCCATTTCGACAGCAACGTCCACCAATCGATGATTTTTGTTAAAGCGATCGGTGTGGCATCGACAATCCACTGCCAAATAGCCTGGCCCCAGTTGACCAGTATCGATTGCCATGCTGGCAAATAATTGCCAATTAGAGTGACAATCAATCCAAATGCCTGAACGATTCCCTCCTGCAACGTGAGAGAACCATTTTGGATTTGAGAAAACGTACCTGTAATCATGCTGGTGGCGGTCATGACAAAATCTCGAATACCGCCAAAATTTGATTCAAATGCATTGCGCAATAGATGAACCACGGCAATGACGGCAACAGCAGCAGCAATAATGGGAGCCAACGTCGTCGCCAACGTTGCAATTGCTGGCAACGCAATCACTGTCAAGACGATGCCGAGTCCAATCAAAACGTCATTCCAAAGTTCGTATTGTACGATTACGCTTAGGATTTGTTTGGTCAATGATTGTATAGGCTGGACAATGCCATCAATAGCCAACGCAAATTTACGTAGGTTTGGATCTATGTCAGTAATTTTCTCGTTGAGTAAATTGCCCGTCTCTACAAATTTGGCTAACCATAGTCCTGTAATTGTCAGGTTGTCAGCCAACAACTTAAATGTGTTAATTACTCGCGGACCATGCGTGCCAATCAATTCGGTAAACGTTTTGATCAATGATCGCAACATCGGCAAAAATGCATCGCCGATTCCAATCATCAATCCATCAAGCACGCCCTGAAGAACTTCCATCGCGCCGCTGAACGTGTTCATTCGAGTAGCTGCGGATTCAGCGGCGTCTACTTGTGCAATGCTACCTGCCAAATCGGTGAATGCCTGAGCACCTACGGTGGCCAGAGCAGTTGATGCTCGGATGGCGTCTGAGCCGAATATAGTAGTCAGAGTTGCTGTTTTTTGTTCGGCGGATAATCCAGAGATGGCATTTTGCAGAATACCTGCTATTTCCGCCATGCTCTTCATCGAGCCATCGGCGTTGAAAAATGCGTTTTGCCCCTGAACCATCGATTCGTTGACGGTCGCTAATTGCTGGTTAAGTTTTGCTGATTGATCTGCAAAATCGGCAGCTGTTGGATCTAATGTCGCAATTTTAGCCTGCAACTTAGTAGCTTGTTTTTGAGCATCCTTCATTTCGTCAGCAGTCATGCCGGAAAATAGACCGATATCACGCATGGCATCAGCTGCATCATCAGATGCCGGAACCATTCTGCTGAACAGAGTTTTGAGTGCGGTGCCGGCTTCCATTCCGCTTGAAAATGACGGGGCGATTGCAGCGATGGTAGTGTTGAGGTCTTCGAACGAGACGCCTAAAGTGGACGCCACTCCACCAACATTTGCCAATGCGTACTGATAGTCGACGATCCCAAATTTGCTGGCAACAGTAACGCCCGTAATCTGATTGACCGCCCGTTCCATTTCCTCGGCAGAAATGTTGAACAATGTCATGGCGTCGGATGCGATTGCAGCGCTCAGCGCCATATCTCCACCGGTGGCATTGCTGAGCAGCACGACATTACGCGCGGCTCCATCCAGGATATCAGTCATACTGATCCCGGATTGAGCCAGCTGCATAATGGCGTCTGACGCTTCTGTCGCGTTCACTTTGAGCGCAGGATCCATCCCCAGATCTTGGATCAGATCTTTGAGTGGGGAAACCTCGTCCGCCGCTAATCCCATCACGGCAGCGATGTCGGCAACGCCCTGTTCGAGGTCAGCCGCCTTACTCACTCCAACACCGATGGCGGCAGCCAAACCACCAACTGCTGCTGCGGTTGCCGTTGTCAATCCGGCAACGGTCGCAGTAGCAGCGCTACCCAGAGAGCCCAGACTTTTTCCGATATTGCCAATAACGCCAGATGCATTGTCGTCGGCGTTAATGACAACTGTCATTGTTTCCCGGGCCATATTATCTCCGTCGCATTTTTTCGATGGTAGACCGCCGGCGCTCGACAGCGGATTCGACCGACATCACTGCCATAATCTCTTGCAACTCTCGCCACGGGATAGCATCGAGCTGCTGAGGGGTCCAACCAAATTTGTCCATGAGCCTGTACCGCAGCAATGGGATAGGGGTCCCCGTATTAGTCCACATTGCTGCGGTCAGACTCAAGTTCAGTTTGGGTCCGTGCTCGTCAGTCGCTTCATGATGTCGGTAAGCGCATCCCGAAGCAACCGAAATGGCACATCATTGAGAGATTGCAAGCGTTCGCCTTTGTACTCGATCTGGGTCACGCTGCGCCCAATGATTTCGATGATTGCTGTCATCGATTCGGCCACATTCTCGTTTTTGGCCAAAGATTCCTGATGCTTCATCACTTGCAGCATCTGGCCTGTCGTCAGGCTGTCAGCGTCCAGGGAAATTGCCAGAGTTGTCATGCCGTTGTGCTCTTCAAAATGTCGGGGCAAATCACTGAGAAGGTAAACATGAGCGGATCGCCAGACCCAGCCTCGGCGTTAGGCGGTGAACATGCCACGATGGGCACCAGCACCGGGTTGGTCTTGGCGGAATCGGTTGTAGCGTACTGCTGTTTGCCCGACCCACTGCCAGCATATGTCCAACGGACGGCCACTGTTTTGGTCGTTCCCTTGAACCGATCCCACAATGCATCGAACGGTTGAGCGTCGGTGTCGGTGTAGACAATACTGAATTCGACAGTGAAAGGCTCCGTCTTGTTGCTGCCAGTTACAATGGCGGCATCGCCATCCATTGTCATGGTGCTACCGGTTACCTGTTCGCCGCCACTGATACTGACGCTGGCTGCATAGCCACTAATGTCGGTCCATGCTCCAGTTGTACCGCTGGCGTTGACGCTGTACTCGATCTCTGTAATGCTACCTGCCAGCGCGGCTGTTGTTTGAGGCATTGTTATTTCTCCTTACGAGTTATTGACTGCTTTTTCTGAGCGACGCTTCCCGATGCCAGCAGTTCGGTTGCTTGGCTATCGGGGAGCACAATTGTATCTCCAGGTTGATAGTACGCATTTTCGACACGTACGTACAACCTGACCAAGCACACGTATTCTTTTTGTCCAGTTTCCGTTTGAATTTCTTTAGCTGTCAGCAAATTCCCCTCGATTCGGTAAAACGGTTTTTGACGAGATGGCCATACGATATTCACTCCATCGTCCAGGATGTGTCCCACGATACATCCGCAGTCATGCACTATGCGGTATCCAGCTGAGATGCAATCGACGGCAAAAAACCAATCGTCTGCACATGGATGTCCGGGTTCTCGGCGAAACGGAACGTTGTCGATTACCCGCTTGTGGATCAACGTGCAGCCCAGCCCGATTCCTTGAGTTTGGACAACATTTCCCCAAGCACCAGCGACGGTTTCTTCATTCCGGGAAAATGTAATACCTCGGTTGATTTTCGTCTCGATATTCGCCAGCCACAAATAGGGCACCCGTCGATTGCAGTACAGGCCATGCACCACATCCGCATCAACTGCGGCCAGACGCTGAATCGTATCTGGCGGAATCACATTGTCATATTCTGCCGACAGCACTGCATCGTAACCAGCTGCAATCGCTGGAATTCTTTTGTGCTTTTCCAGCAGGTGATCAAAATGCGGCAGCCGATTGTCTATTCCAGTCTCGTCAATGTAGACGACATCCACATCGTGACCGGTCATGTCCAATGCATCGATGCTCGCCTGAGCCTGAGGTCTGACACCATACAGTGGATGTGTCGTGACGACAACAACGATTTTCATATGGTCAACTCAATCACGAGGGCCGATATCACAAACCCGACATACGGCTGACCGTTGTACACCAGATTGTCTGCATTGCCCGTGACGACATTTGCGCCAGATATCACACCGCTATCACGAGTTTCTTGGATTCTGACCGTGTCGCTGAGATGCCTGTTTGGCACAATGATCTCGTTGATCGCATCAAGCAGTTCGATCGCCAGATCTATTCTGAGTCTTGCCATCGATTGACCGACCGGATCCACATAGCAGGTCAACGTATATGTCCGCTCGATTTTACGAAACGATGGTCCCGCTGCAACTACTCGATTGCTGATCGGAGTGATCAAAGCATCCGACGAAAATGTAATTACTGCCGGGAGTTTCGCCGTATCCAGCGCTGGAGGATAACTGGTTTGCGGCGCGTACTTGATGCCCGGCACCGTTGCCATCAGATTTTGCAACAATGCAATCGTGCCCGCGATGCCTGTCACCGCAGCCTCCTGTACGGCTCCAAAATCTTGCCCACATCTCGGGGAATGCCCTGCGGTACCTCGATCACACCAGCGCCCGGAATCGCTGTAACGTCAAACGTGTTGGAGTCCTTTTGCCGATACATGTACGTTGCCATGCGAACCGTCGCATGCACGATGTCTGCTGGGGCCGTCACGCTGTACGCCCACCGGCCCGTGATGCTGATGGCGTTCTCTGGGTCCTGATCGAACGTCCAGTACAGGCCCGAATTGAGCTTGAACCGCAGGCCGTACCACGGTGTCTGGTTGCGCGGGTTGGTGACATACGAGCTTGCAGAGATGGATGTCCCGTCTCCATTGATCACCGTCGTAATCTGGCACAGGTCCAGAGCGTACGGTGTCCAGTCCAGCACCATGTAGTGGTCGGACGTGTCATGCTCGGCGTCAAACAGCTTGGTTGTATCAGCCGGAGCCTCGAACGTCCGATGTGTATGGTTGTCGATTGCGAACTGGGCCCGGGTCAACAACGATTCCAGAAGAGGATCGTCGTCGTTGACATCCAGGCCCATGTACGCTCGCAGTTGAGCCACGCTTGCATATGCCATTAGATCATCGCCATGTAGACCAAATCATCCCCGGCGTTGTTGCAGATCCGATAGAACACGTTGAGGTTGTCAACCTGAAGCCACTCGGTTTCCTGCCCGGCATCCAGTTCCCAGCCCGTGGTCGTATCGGTAGAGCCGTTGGCAACAGTCACTCCAGCGCCACCAATGTAGACGTTTCCGGCATTGTCCGAAAGCGCCTTGAATTTGACCCGATAGCAGGTGACATCTGGCATCTGCACGGCTGTCGCCGAGCCGGCCAGCTCGCCGGTCTTGATCGTGGCAAACGTGCCGGGCTCTTCACGGATCGCACCGCTGGCCAAGCGCACAAGGGCTATACCCATGTTACGCCACCTTGCGGCTGATGGCCTGCCCGATGATATTGATCGAGCGGGCAGCACCAGTGTTGGCCTGCACGCCAAGGTACGGCTTGAGGTCCGTTGCGTTGGTCAGGGCGGTCGACGTGCTGACAAGCGCTCCGTTGATGTAAAACTGAGCGATGCGCGACGCATCAATCGCCACACGCAGCCGGTACGTTGTGCTGGCCGCAACCGCAATGCCGGTATCGGTAGCCGTATCGGTGCCGCCGATGCTGTGGATTGCCTGCCATTTGCCAGAGTTGGTCGCCGCGGCGTAACGGAAAAACGCCTGGTCATTGTCGGTGGCCGTGACCGATGTGTTGGTCAACTTGAGCCCAGCCCAGATGGTCATCGACGTAATCGTAGCCGTGGTGCGCAGCGCACACTCCCAGATCGTCTCCTGGTCAGTACCCCAGGTGACCTGCTCCCAGGCTGACTGGTTGGCGTCCAGATGCGGGACCAGAATCATCTGATCATTGTCGGCTCCGGCCGTCGTAAACGTGAGCCCTCCCTCAGCGTAGTATGTGCTGAGCGCAGAGGTGCCATTGGTGCCGAGCACCTCGAAGTCTGGGTCGGCAATCATCCGAGTCGCTTCGGACGCATTTTGGATGTCAGCGTTGATGCCTGGCTTGCCACGCCGCCCGGCCGCCCACGACAACTCGTAGCGGCTGGAGAGCGCATTGAATCCAGTGAGCGAGTAGTCACCGCTGAGCGCTAGGGGGACGCCATCAAACTGGACGCTCGCCGTGCCATTTGCATATTTTTGGCCAAAGCGCAGATTGCCGCCTGTCCAGGTCGATTTAACATTTGCAACAGTCATATCCATCCTCCTCGGTTATGGCGGTGGTTCCGCCGATTTCGGTATCCACGTATCCAGCGTGTGTCTGAATTTTTCATAAACTTTTCAATATACGCGTATATAAGAAAAGTTTATCAAAATCGTCGACACACGCTGGATACCTGGATACGGATCCTAGTCAGTGATTGCAGAGGCCAGTGGGAGCCCAGGGTAGCGGGGCACACCGATAAATGTGATGTTAACAGTGTTGCTGGCGTTGCCGCCGCTGTCATCTAGGTAGACGCAGTCGAACCCAGCGCTGAGCGCATCGGGGTCGATTTCGAACACGACTACCTGATTGGGGGCAACGCCCGTGTCGATGGTGTAGGTTTTGGCCGCCGTCTGGCGCACCAACACATCGCTGGTCGTGCCCGCATCCACATCGGCATAGATGTCGACGTTGTTGGCTACGGTCTGGCCACCGCCGGCCACCGCCGTCGCCTCTTTGACCGTCAGCACCAGATCAGTGTCAGCGCTGCCAGTGTGCGTGACAACGATAGCGCCGCGGTGGAAATTTTTGAGCGACACCACATCACAGGCCACGGCGTTAGCCGCACCCTGATAGAGCTGGACAATTTTGTGAGTCTGAGAGATGTGCATGAGTATCTCCTATGCCCGGGTGGCCAAAGCGACGAATGGGGACACGGTCGCCGTGCCCTTGTGCGGGGTCAGCGTATCGTGCCATGCGGGCTGGCCGTCGACACGATAGACAAATCGGTAAGCGGTCTCGTCTGTCAAAAACTGGACGTGGATGCTGGTCTCAGCCTGCAGCCCGCCCTTTTCGATCATGACATACTGGGACAGGTCGGCCAGAATGATGTCACCGACAGTGCCCAGCGTGGAGCAGTATTCAATCGGCACAATCGGACGGCCCAGCAGCGTGCCAAACGGCGCACCACTAATCCCGTTAGCTGGCAGATACACCGGCATGCCACCAGTACCGACAGGCATATCGAGAGACAGCAACTGGGCCTCGATGTCCTGATTGATAAACCAAACAGCGTTGGCACGCGAGCGGTTCCACATCCTCAACCACATTTTGAAAATGTTGGCGGTCACCAGCGTGGCCGCCGCCTGGCCCGTTTCTTTGGCGACAGTGACCAGCGCCTGGCTCGACAAAATGCCGAGAGGCTGGCCTGCACCGCTGCCATTGACGATCGAGTCCTCGACTAAAAACGTGAGCTCCTCGCTAAATCCCTGCTGCATGATGTTGCCGAGCGCCGTGGTGTCGGCGAGCAGCTCGTCAGTTGCGTAGGCAACGCCGGCCAGCTTTTTGAGCTGGAGCGTCATCTGGCGAAACTTTGGCTTGGTGGCCAGTTTGGTGCCCGCTTCGGCAAGCCAGTACCCCTGAATACCACCCCAGCGGCTGCCGGTCGCCCGGCTGGTCTCGTCGATGGAATTCATCACGAGCGAATTGCTGTTGGCGCTGATCTGGATGCGACGGGTGCGGCTCATCACGCTGCCCATCTCATTCATCCTCTGCAGGATCTCCGCCGCGAAGTCCGGCTGGACAAGAAAGCCTCCATCGCTCGGAACACCCTCTGACAATCCGAGAGCTTTGGCTCGCTTGGCCTGAGCAGCCAGACGCTGGTCAGCACGATGGGGACGCATGGCTGCCTCGGCCACAGCGTAGAGCTGTTCGCCGAGCGATTTGAATGGCATATCAGCCATCTTGTCAGTCTCATCAGCAGTAACGACCAGTCGTGCCGCCGATTTGGTGGCAGGTTCGCTTTCAATCTGCGTTCGGAAAGCCTTGAGCGCATCGATCTCATCGCGCAGTGCCTTCATTTCGTCGTAACCCATTTTTTTGTCTTCCATTTCGATCTCCACGTTTGCGCCCGAGGCCATCATGTCCAGTTCGTGCAGTAGCTGCGCCCGTTGCTTGTAGCTCTGGGCGAGATCCAGATCGCCTTCCATCACGGCATTGCGGGCCAGATTGATACATTCCATCCACGTCATTTTGAGAACTCCTGTTGCATCCTATCCAGCTCATCCAACATCGCAGCTGCCGCAGATTTTTTATCCGCCTCTGGAGCCGCCTCTGTACAATCATAGCAGGATGCCATCAACAGATTGTCGATGCCGAGCGATTTGACTGCCGCCACAACGTTGTCGTCAATCATACGCGGATCCATCGGCTGGACCGTGAGCGTGTCTCTGCGCAATGGCCATGCTACGATCTCGCCGTTGGCCGCTTTGACCACACCGTCGGGGATTGCCTCCGTGCTGGTACCAATGAGCCCGGCCCGAATGAGCTCCTCCAGAAACTGGACGTACTTGTTGCGCCGGTTGAGCACACGTTCGACAAACAAACCTTTCTCGTCGACGATGGCTGTCTTCCAGTCGACCCGGCCCAGCACATCGTCAGGGCCAGGCTCCCCAGACGGGGCATAGCCATGCTCCCAGTCAACGGCTAAGATGTCGGCTTGGGTGTAGGGTGATTCGAAAATGGTTTTGGCTGTGAAGAACTCGCCTACCGAACCGTCGGGATTGCGCCGGTGCGATGCCAGCCCCTCCAAATCCCGACCGCCCCACAGCACCATGTAATTGCCGATGCGCAGCTCGTCGGTGGTCATGCCGAGCGCTTTGACCGTATTTTTGCCCTCGTTGATATCGTACCAGTCATAGCACGCCCAAAATCCCGGGGCCAGCGGATCTCGCTTGTCACTGCAACTGTGCCGGGCCAGAAAGTTTTCTCTGCGCTCGGGGATGTCTCGCTGCATGGGCAGCTCTGGATCCCCGTAGTGGACCAGATACTCCCGTCCGTTGCGCAGCACTGTGCGCATGTACTTTTTGTCGTCTCGGCTCGATGGCCGCCTAGGCGACGCCTGGACTGTCACGCCATTGTACGTGTAGCGCCGCGTCGCTTTTGTCTCGCTGCTGGTCATGACCGGCTTGCCATCCTCTGGTAATCCTGCGCGTCGCTTGCGCCGGATGAGACGCTGGCGCTCTGCTTCTGACAGGTTTTCTGCCCGGCTTTTGGGCAGGCATTTTGGGTACGCCTCCAGATAATCGTCTTCGGACATACCGTCGGTCGGGCGGCCACACGGCTCGTAGCCACCACCCTCTTTGGGGCGGCTGATGTCGACCCACTGCTCGGCAAACCATTCCGTGAGATTTTTATAGCTGGCCTCTGCATCTGCATCGCCGTCGATATGCTCGATGAGCGTTTCAACATCTACCGATTTGCCGCTGGTGTATCCGCTCTCATCGTCTCCATGCCGCTCCCGGACCAGCTGCCCGTAGCGCTGCACCAGCCAGCCGTTGGCATAGGCAGACGGATAGACGCGATATTTTCTTCGAGCCTCTTCCCTGGCCCGGATCCAAAGTTTTGGATACTTGACATCCGGCGGCGTGTCTGCCTTGTCCGCCTCGCTGGCATACAGTGCAGCGACCTGCGCCTCCGCATCCGTTCTGGTGTCATGGCAGCCGGCCAGCGAGCCATCATCTGTTTTGATGACAGCGTAGCCGCCGCAATCTGTTGTGTCGGATTCAATGTGCCAAGGCATTTATGCCTCCAGTGCTTGTTCAATGGCCGATTCGAATTGTCTTATGATTCGGGTCGCGTTGCGCTCCAAAACTTGGACATCCGTCTGCCAACGATCGCGGTGGATGTCCGCTTGGAATTCCCGAGACTGCACGAATGGCGCATAAATGACTTTTGTGCCGACCCTGCCCACGAGACGGTCGCTCTCCGTGCGCACTCTGGTTGTCCATGACCTGCCGAGCGTGCCAGTCCTAACATAAGGCGAGCTGGGTCTTGGTGCCGGATACTTGGCCAGATCCGCCTGCAATATCATCACGCTCCGCTGCATGGGTGGCCGCAGGATGTCATGAATTTGCTGGAGCGAGTTGAATTTGCGCATGAGCTTGTCCACACCCTCGATCCGTATCGACGCCATGTTAAACCTCCGTATCCACTACGACCGGCACGATCCAGCAGCGACACCGGGGATGTGCAGGTGGCAGTTGAAAGTTGCTTCGAAATTGTGTGCGGATTTGTTCGTCAAGTGCCTGGTCGAATTTGTCGTCAATGCCAACGATCTGACCGTTCAGAGCGCCACATATCGGACACATCAGCTCATCCGCTGCGGCCCGCCATTCCATGTACCGGATGCCAGCCTCTTTGTAGACGCGCTGGTTGGCCTCCGCATAGGCACGCGTGACCTCTGTAGAGGCAATCAGTTGAGCGCGCTGTGAACCAAAAACCGGCTCCAGATCTTCGATGAGCATATAGAGTGGTTCACCATTCTGTACCCATGCCGCAACCGCCGTGCGAGTTCGAGCCAACGTTGTCTCATCAATGCCTCCGATCAATGTCCCGATATGGTTTTGCGCCCACGCCCGAGCGTCCTCGTTGACCAGCGTCCAGTCCATTCCCAGCCCGATTGATTCCAGCTGTTCGACCGCCACGAACACACCCAAGTCGACGCTCTCCAGCAGCGCTCGGCGCAATCGGTCGTAGAGCGCCTGCTCCTTTTGAATTTCTTTGACTGCGGCTTCCAGCTCGGCGTCCACGTCACCGATAAATTCCTCCGCCGACATCTTGCGAGCCGCCTCGTAGATGGCACGCTGCTGCTTGGTCAGCGCCGCTTGAATGTCACTGGTCACCTCCCGCTCCAATCGGTCGCGCTTGCGGGGCTCTGCTATTTCGATCGGCCGGAACACCGGCTCTTCCGGCTCGCCCGGATCACCCTGCAGAACGAGAGCTTTGTCACGGATACTGTTCCGTGATGTCTGCCCAGTGCTGGCTGGAATAAAAAAACCGGTGCCATCGACAGCCTCCAAAAGAGATGCCTTGTCGACCGGGGTCAGGATATCGCTGGCAAATAGTGCAGGGTCTGGATTGTGACGCTTTTTCGCCCAGCGCCGAAAACGTGCAATCTCTGCGGATTTGGCCGTGTCGATAGCAGGAGCCTGTTCGGGCGCCGGCGCCGGGGCGACAGGTGCTGGGGCAACAGGTGTTGGGTCCAGATCCTTGTACTCAATACCGTACGGCAGCGACACGCCCAGAATTTCCGCAGCGATCGATGGCTTGATACCGGCCTGCACATAATTCAGCATGCTGTTGGAGCGACGCTCCTCGTCCGCCTGATAAATCGACATCTCTTCTGGTCTCAGTTCGAGCCGATATCCGCTTGGAGCCAGCAGAGATTCGTTGACGATTTCCGCTAGATAGGTCAGCGACGGGATGATCGTCATGTCGTAAAATGACAGTGCGTCCTGCTGAGCCGTAGCATAGTTGGCGGCATTCGACATCACGATCGAGTGGGGGACACCGAGCGCAGTAGCGATATCTTGCCGTCGCTCTTCGGATAATTCAGCCGT